ACCAGCATCCATTGTTTTACTAAAAAACGGACTACATCGACTACCGGGACCTCTAAATGTCCCATCAAATCCGTTGTCAATTGGTTTATTAGAAAATATATCAGCTACGGTAGAAGCTCCTCCGCCCCCAGAGCTATTTGAACCTCCACCACCGCCACCAAAAACCCCTGAACCCCCGCCTCCACCAACTACACTAACTGGAAACGATGGTGGAGGACTGAATCTAAATCCAAGGCCACCAATTCTAAATCCGCCTCCAAATCCTCCAGCACCGCCGCCCAATCCAGGAGCAGTGCTTGATGCTGAACCTCCGCCAAACAGCCCATCACCAGCCTCTCCATCCGAAACGCCACCATGTCCACCATATCTGGTATTTGTATCTATATCTGCTCCCGCACCGCCACCAGAACCAACAACATATTGGCCACCTGCTTGTAAAGATTGAACGCTATCACCATAAGCAGCCGCACCTCCTCCCCATCCAGCAAATCCAAACCCAGGGCCACCACCATATAATGGTGTGGTATTTCTAAAATCAAAATGCGGACCACCGGTGCCACCAGCACCAACAAATAGTGACATTGAATTTAATTTACTTTCACTAAATGGAATTACATTAAAATCAATATAAGCAGCATTGCCGCCAAATGAATCAAATGGTGCGCCACCGCCACCACCTTTTAACATAAATTTAATTTTTCTTGATGGATCTTTTTCTATTACAAGTAAACTGTTTCCAGAATCTAATCCGGTTACTCTATAAGGAAAATCAGGTTCATCGCCAAGACCAAAAATTCTAGAATTACTTGGAAAAGAATCATAAACATTATGTATTTTTGGTTGCTCGTAAAACTCTGTTTCATATTCGAAACATCTTACAGCAATATAATGTTTTACATTTGAATTTTCTTCTTTACAGCAGCAACCTTTTTTAGTCATTAAAACCTCGGCACTCTTTATTTATAGACGAATTAGACCCTCGTCGGTAGTATAATAAATTTTATGAAAAGTTTCACTGCACCACTTTTCACAGACCGGACAAGGTTTTGAATTTCTAAAATTGCCAAATCTATTAAATCTAAAATTCAAAAGAATAAGTTTTTTATCCAAAAGACTTTTTGGTATCTTGCGAAATGCATCAAGTTCGGAATGCATTTCAGCACAACGATATCCCAGACGAACACTCTCTGGATGAGTTTTAAATATATTTTGACCGATTGCAATAATTTTACGCTTGTAGATGACAAGAGAAATGTGCTTCTTTTGTCTTTCCATGGCCATAGAAAGAGGCTTGGCTATGGGTATGTAATTTTGCATTACGGTCTCAATGTTCATTAATACGTCAGCTTCAGTTTAGGCGGGTTGTTCGTAGGAGAAGGATCAAGCTTATTACTTGGGGTCACGATACCTTGATTCAAACTTGCATCATATTGTTCTTTTAGTTCATCTAGAGGATCTAGAATAAATGCAACATAAGTTTTTGGAATTGTCACGCCCTTGGATGCTTTAGTATACATCAACCAAGGCATAAGTCCAATTTGTCCACGTTGCATTGGTACAAGAATAGCAGGATCTTTGAGAATATAAGAGGTTTCAGTTTCTTCAAAGCGAGCTAAAATTTCTTCATTTGAATTGAGTCTAAATACTTTTACGTTCATTGTAATCCTTTTGTTATATACAATATACTCCAACAAATCAAAATAACAAATATAAACACATAAAAAATGTCATTTATATGACATTTATAAAATTTTTAAAAGGGAAGGTACTCTTCGGACAGAGAAAAAACTTTTTTTGAAAACCACTCAGGTTCCTCAGAGTAGTTCCACTTCGCAAAACGCACCTTCTCGTTGATATAGTATTTGCGATAAGCAACCACAGCATTTTCATCTTTATACTGATCTGGCATCGCCTGTGCAAATGGTGTAATTTTACCTTTAGCAATATTCAATGGCGGATCATAAAGTTCATCCATAAGCATTTGTTCCATTGCATGAACTTTATTATATCGGCGGGTATATTCTTTGCACAAAGCATATGCATGTCTCCAAAGCCAAATATAATTTGATCTTGTTTCACGCGTCCATATAGTACATGGATGATTTACCATAGTTGCTTTGCAAATATTTTTCTTAGTACAAATATAAGTTTTGTACTTGCGCTTACCTGTATTTACGTACAAGGAATCCCCGTCAAGCACATGATGTGCGGTTGAAAGCAACTGACAGGATTCAAGAATCATTTTAACTACATGCTTATCACACATCATGCGAGCGGACGTAGCGGCGTCATTGTCAAGTACAAAGATGTTCATAGATTTCTACTATATACCCAGTTCTGCATTTGTCAAAAAGAAACAACTCCCTTTCGGGAGTTGTCGGACAAGAGATGCTATCTCCTGTGGGGTTAATATATTTATATTTCGTTGTGTTCAAATACCGTATTAATTGTTCGATTTACTTTAACCAAAGTTCCATTAGAATATAGTTCAGTTAAATTAAATGATCCAACATAAGAACAGGCAGATCTAATACCACCAAAAATATCTTGGATTGTATTTTTTACAGGACCTCTATAAGGAACTTCAACAGTTCTGCCCTCAGAAGCTCTATAATCTGATAGACCTCCATTATATTTTTCATTTGCTGTTTTGCTGCTCATTCCATAATGAATCATTTTTAGTTCACCGTGATCTCCGTGGCGGATTTCTCCACCACATTCATCATGACCTGCAAAAACTCCTCCGGCCATTACAAATGCAGATCCAGCGATGTAAGATTTAGCAAAATCACCAGGGTATATAATACCACCGTCAGCAACGATCCCAATACCTAATGCTTCGGCTATTGGTGCACACTCTAGTACCGCAGAGAGCTGTGGATACCCCACCCCTGCGACTCTGCGTGTCAGACACATCGACCCCGAACCAATTCCCACTTTTACGAGGTCTGCTCCAGCTAGTGACAATGCCTCTACCCCCTCTGGGGTTACTACATTCCCTACAATCAAAATTGAAGTTGGCCATTTTTCTCTTACTTTCTTTGTAAAATTGTGAAACTCAACCATGTAACCATTGGCTACATCTAGACAAACAAATGTTGGATCTTTTATATTTGCGGTATCTACAAACAATTTACTATCAGCGTCCAAACCCAGCGTAAGTGAAACATATTTTTCTTTTTCTGGATAGCTGGTTGCAAAACTAGAATAGTAATCACCACCTTTTTTAAGGCAAGTAATCATTTTGTATTCAGATAAAGCCAATGCCATATTATGCGTACCAACAGTAGACATGTTAGCAGCCATTATGGGTACACCGCTCCAAGAAGAGCCACATTTAAAAGTGGTAGTCGCTTCTAAACTAACTTCTTTTCTGGATTTTACTTTTGATGTTTTTGGAACAATCAAAACATCAGAATAATCTAGTTTTGGTTCGTAGTTTACAATCATCGTACAAACTATGTCACACAAAAAGAATTAGTCAATTATTTTTATTGAACTCTTCTATTTTTTTAATAGCATCTCTCAAAGACAACATTTTTTCTGCTAATTCTTTTGAAGATAGTCTATCTCTTAAATAATTTTCATAATTAGAAATTATTAATTTAGATTCACGAAAAAGTATTGCGTAAAGATGGTCTTTTTTTGATGAAGGAGTTTCCACATTAATATTTATCTAACGTCACTAGTATCATCTCTAATAAATCTTGTCATGTTAGACATATAAAATGAAGACCAACCTTTTTTTACAATATTCCAAACTAAAACTCTTTCTCCCTGTAATCCAGCAAAAGCAGATAAACGAGTTCTTAATTCATTTTGTGGTACATGTGCACCAGAAAGTGACACAACTAATCTATCAATACTTCCATTTTTTTGGAAATAATCTATTGTGCAAACTCCATCTATTAATTCTAAAACAGTTTCAGTCTGTGAAATAAATGAAGATTTGTAAAATGAGTCTTTTGTTATAATTTCTACTTCTGCTAAGTAGTCGCTAGTAGGATCGTAAATTTTATTTTCAATTAAAAAATTATTCATTTCCAAATAATTTTCGGCAGATCCATAAATTCCTCTGAGATATTTGTTAAACTCAACATCTTTTTGGGTTATATTTTTATATTTGTTTTTTCTATATTCTGAACTTAAATAATCTTCTTCTTTTTTTCCTTCTTTTTTATTAACATCAAATAAATTGCTTTGTAAAAAAGAAGTTTCTAGTTCTTCTACTAAATTTGTTTCTAATTGTTGATTTAATGGTTTATTTAATAGTGGATCTAGTGGAGGATATTTTTCCTCCATGTTGATTGGATCTAAAAACCCATCGTCATCATTTGGATTTTTTTGGAATACACTCATTAAATTTTAATCAAAAAATTATCTTTATTTGTTTTTATTTCTTTTATTTTTATTTCTTTTAAAAATTTATAAAAATAGTTTTTTGGAAATTCTTTTGGTATATAAACAAAAACATCATGAAATGGAGTTTTTTTAATTTCTTCTATTTCTTTAAATAAAGTTTTTATTTCGTTTTCTAAATTTTTATTTTCAGGCTTTAAAAGTATTTCAGTTTCTTTTAAATTATTTGTTTTAATCACCATGATTTTGAAGTTGGTTTAAAGTCGCCCAACAAAAAAGACCTTGCATCTTCAGGTTTTGCATTTTGCTGTGGAACTACATTTGGAGCAAACTTTTGATAATTTTCACTTAAAGGTGATGGTTTGTTTTTATATTTTTTTTGCAATTCGCGAATTGTATCTTCTAATTTTTTCATTATGCACTGTATCCTTTAAAAATTGCATCTCTAATATCACTATTGAGCTTTCTTGAAAGCAATCCTACAACATCACCTTGTAAATGAGATGGTACATTAGTTTTTATTAATCTGCCCAATTCAATTGCGTATTCTTTTGTGTCTGGGGGATATTGAATTGATGTGACAGAATCAATTAAATTTTCTAATGCTTTTACAATTTCTGATTTAATCGGTATTGATTGATCTGATAAAACCCTACCAATAATATTGTCCATCGAAGCTTTGGTACTAATTGGTGTAATTTTTGAATCAGCAAAACCGTGACCAAAATTGCCTTCAACTAAAGTTATGGTTTGCAACACGTTCTTAAATTGTTTATTGTTTAATCGCATGTAATTATTTATCATAAATAGTATTGTTATGTCATGCATAAAAATAATATTAAACTTTCAAAATGAATTAAGACTCCATCACTGGGGTACACAATCTTATCCAGCACACCAAGCATTGGGTAAAGCATATGAAGCCATAGATGATCTTTTAGATACCTTTACTGAAACCTATATTGGTGTTTATGGGAGAGGTGAGATTTATAATATAAAACAATTAGAATTTAATGGACCGGAAGACATTGATCCTAAAACAATTTTAGATTCTTTTGAAGATTATTTGATAAATGGTTTACCAAAAGAAATTGATGAACATCAAACAGCTCTTTTGAATATAAGAGATGAGATACTGGCAACAGTCCAAAAAACAAAGTATCTATTGACTTTGAAATGAAAAACAAAAAGAAAATAATAAACAAAAAAAGAAAACCTACAGAAAACTACAGTTATTATTTTGCAGCGCACGTGGATTCCACTGGGGAAGTTACCCCGCTACTGTTGACCGACAGAGAATTTGTTTCAGCAAAAAAAAGAGCAAATAAAAATCAAGAGGATGTTCCGATAGACTTCATTGTATTTAATCAAGCTCATAAAAAATAAGGAGTTGTTATGAAAATCCCAGAGCTAGTTTATGAAATTCGCAACTTGGCTCGCAAAGAAGAAGATCCAGTCAAAAAGGATCTTTTTTATCAATGCGCCAAATCCATGGAAATTCTTGGAAATATTGCAAAAATTTCCGATCTCGCTGTTGCTGAACATAGGTCAGCAGAAAAACCTTCCATAGAGACAGACACAGAAATAAAATGGAATGTGGATGATGTGACTCTTAAAATGCTAGAAGAGCACATAGACTCATTAGTTCATTACAATTTTATGGAAAAAGATGACCGTTGGCCTTATGGTAATGAAAAATTTACCAAATTTATACCACAATACTTAAAATCTCAAAGAGTAAACGACTCTAATATTGAGTAAATTTTGGGTGGAATAGATCTGTGACTCAAAACTGCCATATTTGATGGCATAATTTTGAGAACATACTTGCTAAAGTATGGGCTTTTCTTATAAGTTCCATATTTTCTGGTTTTTTCCATCAAAAAATGGGTGTAGATATAACAGTTTGCGCGCTTTGCATAAAGTTTTTTGTCAATTTTAAGATTAAACTCATCAATCAACTTTAAAGCACGCTTTTCGCAGTCTCTTTCCATTGCTCTAACAAGCAAAAAGGCTCTTTTTAAGGTTTTTTTGTTATATTCTCTGCCGTTAAACCAATTTTCTACAATTAATCCCGCTTTGTCAGACTTTGTATAAACCTGAACTTGGTTTATGTATTGCAAAAAGTGGGCGTATTCGTGGACTAAAGTTTGCAAAAAATATTGGTTGTTACCGGCAATTTTTATTACTTTTTCAATTTCATTGAAATAGCCTTCACATCGACCGTGTCCGGTATTGACGAGCTTTCCACGGCCAATGATTAGTTTCATGCCGTATTCTGCAAGATGTTGTTTCACAAATCTTACAAACTGATGGTGGGTCTTTGCCACGTAAACCTCCTCAGTCAACAATATTTAGTATATAGATATTAATATGTTGGACAATAGATATAATACACCAAATAATGCCATTGACACAATAGTTTATGGCGATTTATTGTACGATGATAAATCTAAAATAACTTGCGCAGATCCAATTATTGGTTATTTTTTTGCTACGGGAATAATTAATCAATTTTTTGCAATGAAGCCTCCAAAAAATTCCAGTGAACAGACTATAAATGAACTTTTATTTTTAGAGAGAGTTACTGCAAATGCAACAAAAGAAGAAATTGAATTTGCAATAAATGCAGAAATTGATGAAAAAAAATGTTATGTCAATTTTTGCAAAACATTTTTAGGATTAAATTTAAAAACACAATTTTTTCATAAACTTTTTAATCAAAGCGATCCAATTTTAATGTTACTGAAAAACCATTTTAATAGAGCGAGACCATACCAAATTGCTCCCTATTATGGAATACAACTTAAATTCAATGTGCCATCGGAAGCTATGCACCCCGCATATCCTTCTGGACACGCACTTGATTCATTTATAGTTAATAAGGTTTTAACAAATTTTAAACCAGAAAAAAGTTTAGAAATAAACAAATTTTGTAACGATATGGCTTATAGTAGATACGTTGCAGGTCTGCATTATCCATCTGATAACGAAATATCTAAATTTTTGGCAGATACATTATTTACACACAATTTGATAAAAATACCAAATAATATTTGACATACAAAAATATTAAGCCATAATGGTCTATCTCTTTTAGAAAGGAACCATATGGAGATTACTAATGTTGACCGTCCGACCAAGATTCAAAGAGTTTTTGATTATATGCGCAGAGGGACGCCTCTGAGTGCATGCGAAGCTCGCAAGCGTTTCCGAGTTGGAAATATGCGTGCAACGATGCATGACCTTCGTGAGGCATTTGATCGTTTTGATATGAACTACACTGTAGTTCGCGAGCTTCGTAATGGTCGTACTTATTATCGTGTAGCGCGAAATCGCTCACGATAATAAAAAGACGGTTTGTGAAAGACCCTCGCTTCGGCGGGGGTTTTTTTTATTGTATTGTAACTTGCAGTCCTAATAAAGTTGGACCAACAAGTTCAATATAAATTGAACGTGAACTTGTTTCTGTTTTAGTATACAAAATGCCCGACTGATCAAAACCGGGTACACCGAGCAAGTAAATGTTTTCTGTCATTGGAACAGATTTTGCTGGGTCTATGTAATAATTTACAGCAAATCCTTTCAATGAAGGGTGACTAAGATCGATTTTAAATCCGGTATCTATTGTAAAGTTTAATTCACTAGTAACTTGCAAGGCTCCATTTTCGCCATTGTTTGTTTTTAACAAATAAACATAAGATTCATTATAATTTCCACTTGGATCGTAATTTCCAGCCGTAAATTGATCTATGTAAACGAATACCGAAGCATCGTAAGGCAATGCTTTATCGGCAGTAGAGGCACTAAATCCTATATCATAAAGTCTTGAACATGATAGGGATGGAACCCATTCAGCCGTATAAGTTGAAGTTTCATATTGAGATCTCAAAAATGCTTGAAGTTGGTTTTGATTTTCAAAACAACTAATTTGATTGCCCAATGAATCATAAACAACGTAGCAACCTATTTGTCTTCGGCTTTTTGATAAAATCTCTGGGTTGGCGTTTCCGCGCAAATAATGGTTATAAGTAATCCCCGATATTGCTAAATTTTCATTTTGAGCTGTAGAAGTCAGATAAACAAGTTCGCGGTTATCTTTTAATTTTATTACTGAATCAATTTTTAGCTTTCCTGTATTGGTGGAAGAGCCACCAACTTCTACGTATTCTTCTTTGCCAAATTGATTTCCAATTATACCAAGACTTATAAAAGATTTACCAGCATTAATTGTTAAATTATTTTCTATGTAATTGTGCGCTGTTGCACCACCACTATATCCAGAACTATATTGAGGGGCGTTTACAAAGTTATTTGCATTATAAAATTTATAGTTTGTTAAACTTGTAAATCCAGATTGTACACCCCCGACTATTAATTTATCATTGCCTGTCAAAGATTCAAAACGAAACACACCACTTGGATCTACAGTATATTCATAATTGGGATCATAATAAGAAGCATCTGAAAATGCAAAAGTCGTTCCAACCGGAGTGTTTTTAAATAATTTTTTAAGATAAGTTAAATCAGAAATATTAAAAGAGCCAGTATAGTCTATAAAACAACTAGACCCTATTAAGGATACATTTGGTTTTGAAGAAATAAATCCCTGTGAAAAGCTTGGATCAAATGTAGAACCTCGTATATTGGTTCCGTAATTGATAAGTGTTTTACAAGCATTTAATGCATAAGACAACATATTATGAGGCCATGTATGTGATTACTTGTGTGCCTGTGTTTGATACTGCAAATATTTTATTTGTATTTTGAATATTTAAGAATACATCCTCACCAGGATCTAAAGCATACCCATAAGAGGATCCAATCAAGCCAGATGTATTTCCGAGATATATAAAATCTGTATTTGTTGAAAGAGCTTTTACATTGATACCAGCCAAGCAAGTAAACCCAGAACTGTCCATTTGAAGAACTGCAGCTGATGTTGGAGAAATTCTACCTGTTTTAAATGTGGTTGCTCTTCCAACTCCAAGAGCACTAAAATCTGTTCTTAAGCCGACCACTTGGCCATAAATAGCAGTTATGCCATCTGTAATTTGAGTATTAGAAATACCAACTGTATTTCCTACGGTAACAGCAACGGCAGTAGCACCAGAAATACCCGCTACAGTTACAGTAGCTGGAATGGTAGCTTCAAATGTGGCTCCTGTGATTGAAACTTTTAGTGCATCACCATTTGTTCCTATTGACCATCCGGTAGAACCAACTAACTTTACAAAGATAGATGTGGCTCCAGAGGGTCCGTAGCAAGAAATAGAGTCTGCAGTTGTGTATAATTTACCACCAGTAATTTCTATTTGGCTACCTGTATATGTTTTAACAAATACAGGGGATGCAGTAGAGCCTGTTGCTATGATTGTTCCGCTAACAGGAAGAGGATAACCACCACCGGTTCCCTGTACTGTTACAAGACCACTAAATCCAGAAATTGTGGCTGTAAGTCCGCTTCCGAAACTAACTGGAAGTGGGTTGGTTGATGAAGCTAAAGTAGCTACACCAGTTATTCCATATGCTAGTTTAAAAATTTGATAGTGGGCTGTTACACCAGCAAATTGTGCTACGTCTGTAGCAATTGCAGCAGTAAGACCAGAAGTTTCAATAATAATGTTTTCGTTGTTGTCAGAAGCCATTTGTTATCCTATAAATAGTTCTAGAATATTTAGCAGTGAATAATGATTGCTCTTTTTAGTTTAGCCCGTATATTAATATAAGGATTACACATGTATATAGATGATTCGGCAAAAGAAAAATTTTCAAATAAAGTATTACAAAGAGTTTTAAAAACAAAATTATCCTTTATGGATTGTATTTTAGAACTAAGCGAGGAAATGGGAATAGATCCTACCGCTGCTGGTAAACTTTTAACTAAACCTATTATCGAAAAGATTGAGCAAGAAGGTAAAATGCTCAATATTTTAAAAAATAAAAAAAAGCCAAAATTACCAATTGACTAACATATTAGTTGGCTTATAATTAAAGTAGAAAGGCCGAGGTAGATCCTCGGGATATTAATATGGCAAGTTTTTCAGATTTTAAAAAGAAAAGTAAGAACTCAGTCGCAAATTTAACAGAGCGTCTTGAAAAGATGACCTCCAAGGAAAGCTATAAAGACGAAAGGGTTTGGAAGCCCGGTATCGATAAAGCAGGTAACGGCTATGCGGTTATCCGTTTTCTTCCAGAAATTGCTGGCGAAGATACCCCCTTTGTTTCTCTTTATAGTCACACATTCAAGGGCAAGGGTGGATGGCTTTATGAAAACTGCCCCACGACTATTGGTGAAAAGTGCCCAGTTTGTGCAGCAAACACCGAACTTTGGAATAGCGGTATCGAAGATGATAAAAACATCGCTCGGAACCGTAAGCGTAAGCTAACTTACATTTCTAATATTTTGGTAATTGAAGATCCTGCAAATCCAGAAAACAAGGGTAAGGTGTTCCTATACCAATATGGCACGAAGATTTTTCAAAAAATCCAAAGTCTAGCTCACCCGGAATTTCAAGATGAAGTTGCTGTAGACCCATTTAACTTTTGGACTGGAGCTGATTTTAAGCTAAAGATCCGAAACGTTGGTGGATATGTAAATTACGATAGAAGTGAATTTGCATCACCTGCACCTCTTTTTGGTGGTGACGATAAGAAACTTGAGGAGCTTTGGAAAAAGCAATATCCTCTCAAGCCATTTATTGATAAGTCTCAATTTAAGAGCTTTGATGAACTTAAAGAGAGATTCAAGAAAGCTGTTGGTGATGATATTCGTTCTCAATACAATGAATCTAAGAGTGTTGAGGATGATGTAGAGGAACCATCAATTACAGAAGCAGAGGAAAAAGATCCACTGCAATACTTCTCCGAAATGGAGAATGAGTGAGAAAAGCCCCGAAAGGGGCTTTTTTTATGACCATAAAAATTTTTGACTTGTTCTTTTTACTTCGTCAGCAAAGAAAAATGCATCACCATTATATGTTGGTCTAATTTCTGTAAATCCTTTTGGATCTTTACCCTTTTCCATTACAGCAGATACTGAACTATAGAGATTTTGAAGTGCAGGATTTATAGTTCCAGTCAACTGATTTAAAACATTTTGAAATTCTTTTTTTGAAACATTTTGAGGTTCAATTGGCTTTTCTAAAACAACTGATGGTGCTGTTAATTTTAAACTGGCAGAATTGTTGAATGGTGGTATATATTGGCCACTGGCAGACAAGTTTTGAAAGTTATTGTTTACATTTGACTGCTTTAAATCTTCTTCTGAAAATTTAACTTCGCCTAATGTTGTTGTTGCTTTTTCTGTATTTGAAAAAAGCATATCTGGCTCAATTAAATAATTTTGAACTACTTGCTCAACATTTATAGTTTCTTTTGTTGGTTCCGGTAATCCCGTATTGTTTGCTTCCATATTTTACCTACCAAATTGCTGTGACATTTTTAATTGACTTTCTTTTTGTTTTTCTTCAGCCAAAAGATTTATATAAATTTCTCTTTCCCAAAACATCATATTTTCAATATCTTCGATTGACCATTTGTAATAATTTATCAATGAAAAATTAGTTTTGTAGTAGTCAAATAGGTCTATGAAGTTTGAAGCCAAGTAAAAAAATTTAGTGTACCTGACACCTCTCTTTCTCCATCTTTTGCTGGAATAGAAAAATATAGTTCAGGTTGTTTTTTTGATATTTCTTGAATATCCTTGATTAAGGAATATGGTAAATTTTCTATAAGTTCTTTTAGAGTGTCAGGAACAAAAGTACTTAAATTAAATATTTCATTTTTTATTATTATTGTGTGTATGTATTTTTTAAGTACTGAGTGTTCGTCATTAAAATCAGAATTTAGTATTGTTTTTATTTGTGGTGTTTTTATTACAGCATAAACACCATCTTTTATTAACAAATTTTGTTCTGTTGGGGTATTGCGGCATTTGATATCATCAATGTTTATATTGTATTTTTCTTCACCAATTTTAATATTTATTAGTTCGCCAACACTTTTAGATCTTATTTTTAAATACAAGTATTCTGCATCTGCAAGACAAAGTTCTTCAATATTAATTCCCTTTGTATTTGCCTTTAGCAAATTTACCATTGCAATTAATGAAAGTTTTTTATTTTGTTCATTTAAAATAATTGAGATGTTTTTTGCATCTTTAACTTTAAATGGAATAAATAAAACTGTTTTTCCTGAAACAGGCAAAATAGTTTCATAAGTGGGACTTAATGAATCTATCAATGTTTTAATATCATCTTTATCCATAATTACTATTAACCTTCAGGGCTACTGGGTGTTTGTATTCCTATAGTTTGAACAAAATCTCTGTATGCAAATGTAACAGCATATTTTAAATATTTATCGGTAAAGGCCATACTCATTTCTATTGGTTGTGTCTCTACAGGAAAAACTTCATAAAATGTTATTGAATTATTAACACCACCATTTGGATTTAACATATTTACAGTCATTGTGACTGGCCTTACTGCATCATTGTAATATGGAATTTTATATACATTTAAAGGATTACCACCAGCTTGGCGGGGGCTTTTATAAAAGTAAGAAAACCAATCATTAAAAAATTTAATAAGATGATGGTCATTTGTTACGGGAAATATTAATTGAACACCAAATCCACCGCTAAGTAAATCTTGGCTTCTTGGCACAAACCTACCAAAACCAAAACCATTTAAATTGTCTTGTACAGTGTTTAGTGCTCTTGGTCCTAAAGCCATATATTCGGCCTGTACAAACCCATCAGAATTATCACCAATAGAAATACCTCCGGGTAATCCAGCAAAGGAGACGGAAAATCTATTTGCCAATTGTAAACCATTATGGTTTTCAAAATATGTTTTAATTGAAGTTATTGGATTAGTTGGCGTTGGCATTAGTAAATATTTCTTTTTCTGTTAAAATTTTAAATTCCATATTGTTTTTTAAAGAATAATTTTTTGCAGCTTCCCATTTTGCGGTATTTACAATCCATGTAATTTTTTCTTTTTTGCTGCTATTTTCTTTTAATACCAATTGTTTTGATGGTTTTACTTCAAGTAACCAAGTTTTTACTTTACTTCCATCATTAAATTGAACTAAAAAATCGGGATAATAATTGTGTATCTTTTGGTCTATTGGGCTTAAATATGGAATAACTATTTCTTCAGAAGACCATTTTAATATGTTTTTGTTTTCATCTAAAAATTTGCAAACACGTCGTTCCCACAAAGATCGGCATACAATATTATTGGAATCACCAATATATTTTTTTACATTTTTGGGTTTAAATAATGTTTTATATGCCATAAAATTATTTAGGTAATTTTCACTAAATAGTAATATAATGGCAGCAACAATATACCAATATCCAATTTCTGGTAGTGATCCTGCACAGGAAATACCACATTGGTTAAGATTTTTTGCAGCTCCTTATAGTTTGCAAGCTGCAGACAGAACCAGATCAGGCATTTACAATAGAGCACAAGTGCAAATTGTTTTGCCTTTGCCCAAAGAACCTGGTTATACAGTTCGTCACGAATTTGGTGAAGGTACAAATCCAGTGGGCCCAGTTTTATCTATGGCTGCACTTAATAACTCTGGTGGTGATTTTGAACTTTTGTGGAATAGAATCATAGATCCAGCAAAATTTCAAAATGAATATATGTATGCTACCACAACTTATAGGAGATTTTCTAACGTAACAGAAGCGACTATGGTTTCCGAAGCAAGAAAAGAATATAATTTTGAATATATTTTTGTTCCTAAATCTGAAGCAGAAAGTGAAGCTGTCAGGGGAATTGTTGGCAGTTTTAGAAAAGCATCCTATCCACAAATTGTTCCAGGTTTACCTGAAAGAAGTTATCCACAGCCAATTTGGACTTTAAGAGTTTCTAGAGGAAGACCTTTAGGACAAAGTGGTTTGGAAAATGATCTTAATTATACTGCAGATTGGCTTGGAGAACCAATGCCACTAGTATTAACTTCAATGACTGTTAAATATAGTGATGCTGCCGATTCTGTTGTAAGAACTTTGCCAAATGGTAGATCAAATCTTACTTTACTAGGATTAACATTTAGAGAATTTGAAACTGGTACATATAATCCAAATATTTCTGGTGATGGTGGTCAGGGTGGATTGCAATCGAAGTCTGAAATAATATTGTAATAGTGAGTATTAGATGAATTATTCAAAAAATTTACCGAAAATAGAATATACAACCGAACTGGGAGATATAAAGGTTACAGACATATCTTCTTATTATGTTTTAGATTCAAAAAATAGAGAAACTGCTTTAATTGATGTATCGTCAAATACAACTCTTTTAGAACTTGCTAATACTGTTTATTCCGATATCGAAAGTTATTGGCTTTTCTTATATGCCAATGATACTTTTAATCCATTTACTTTGTTGAGTCCAGACACAGTTGATTTATTAGATGAATACAGCATTAATTCAGAAATTAGTACAATAAATACTTTAACAAATCAAGATGTAATCGTAACTGAAGGTTCTTTGGTATTACCATATATTGCAAACTCTGGTCCAACTTGGCAATATGGGTCAACCGGAAATTTTAGCTTAACAGGTGGATTTGGTTTTGTAAAAAGTTATAACCCATTTACCAAAAATACAATTGTAGAAACTTATGGTGGCATTTCATTTGGTCTCAATCAAGATGTAAATTTTATAGTAAATGGTAGCACCTATTCGTACAAAGGTACGTATGGAGGTGCTACAAATAAAATCAATTATATTCAAACACAGACAGATGCAACAAAAGAAGTTAAATACAAAACATTTGGCAATTTACAAGTATTTGGTGCATTGGAAGATGATTTGCCTATTACATCCGGAGAAAACTTTGGCCTCCCTGGTGTAAGTCAGGCAATAACTTATAAAGAAGCGGCTCAAACTACAGATACAAATATAAAATACTTTTTACCTTATACATTTAATTCTTTAAATTTTACAAAAGTTGAACAAAACTATATCGTTTAATTATGACATTTTCTCCTACAAATCCTTTATCTTCACCAATTAAAAGTATCAGCCTCGGTTCTTTGGTTATAACACGCCCAAATACGATTTGTCAATTTGAAAAAATTGAATTTAGTGAAAGTGTTTTTGATTTGTTTCCTAGTGGGTGTCTAACTGTTAGGGATTTAGATGATGTGGTAACATTTGTCAATAGATTATCAACAAATCCAATTGACAAAAAAATTGTCATTGAATATTTGAATGGAGATCCAGCAGAAACATTTTATATCAGTGGTGTTTCTTATTTAAATAATGCAGCTTCTCAAACAGAAGAAAATTTTGTTGGAATTAATTTTACAAATAAATTGTTTTTTGTAAATCAAAATATTTCTACAACCAATTTAGTGTCATCTTATACTTTTCCTCAAGTATTAAATATAGAAACATTTTTAGAAACACTAACAGATAAAATAAAAATTAGCACGGGTTTGAATAGTGGTGTGGATGCTGTGAAATTAATAAATTGGGGAAATAAAAAGTGTTCTAATGTTATTACATATAGACCAATAAATCCACTTAAAGAAAAAATTGAAGAATTAAGCGAAAACCCAATTCAATATATGAATTATATTACTAGCTTGGCTTGTGAAAATACAAGCAAGAAACCAAGATTTTTATTTTGGACTGGATTCAATAATCAAATAAATTTTAAATATTTTACTGAAAATGCATCTGGCGAATCTACGTATGGGTCTTATGCAATTTTTCCACAAGATACCCCAACAAACAGTGCTGGAAGAAAAAAGATTTATGTTTTTACAACAGCACCAGCAGCACAATATTTAAATAGACAATATTACTACATTAGAAAAACACCAAAAATTTTAAATAAACCCGAAGCAGCATCAACAGAAACTCAAGAAGTTTTACTAATAAATCATCAATTTTTAGATGATGGTAAAAAATACGATATCGAAATTGTTACTGAATCTGGTGTGGTGTCCAATCTTTCTGGTACTATTGGTTTAAGTGATCTGGAGTATGAAAGAAAACACTTCGGCTACTATCAACAAAATGATTCTTTTACCCCTTATTCCAATTCAACACTATTAGGAATGGAATATGGAAACAAAAATGCATATGAAAATAAAAATTTAATGGGAGTTGCTGATCCATATCCATTCATTGACAATCCGGAAATGTGGAAAAATATGTGGGATATGACTCCAGTCCACCCAAACCAGGGGTCGTCTACATCTGGAACAATAAATGGTCCAAATACAAATTTACAAAAAATTTATAAACTGAGAAATGATACAAAAACAGATACAGCAAAACTGGATCAAATAAGAGATATTGAAATTCAAAACTTTGTATATTATGTTCTTTGTTGTTTGCGTAAACCTGTAATTGAAGAAGAGGAAACTTTTTTTGCTTGTATTACAGGATGGGAACAAGATGTAAATAATGATGTAACTGGTGTCAATAATGAACCTTTAGTCTATAGATATAGGTGGAAACGGATAGGTGTAAACCTTCCAAGTGAAATAACTAATTTTGATAATTTTAATTATCCAGAATATAGTCCCTGGAGTCAGATGGATGAGGGTTCTAATAATTATCTTAACACTTTGGCAATTAATTTAAATGAAAGAAAAAATAGTTTAGAATATTATGGTCCGGGGTGGTATGCTGAAAATTTAAATGAGCCTGTTTTTGATGGTTCGATAACTTATAGACCTGTTGGCAACGATACAGGCGAACTTGAAACTTTTCAAAATCAATCTAGCTGTTTGCATATTGTATTAATGAGAAAAATACCATATATACAAATTATTTTAAATTCTAAAAATTATGAAAGTGCAATTGGTGCAGACAGAGACCGTTTATTGGAATATATAAAAGCTTCTGAGGGAAAATATTTGTATTGCTTTGAACTATCTAATATTACAGACGGTAAATGCAATGAGGTTACATAATTAAGGAGATTTATGGCAGAAAGATTTGACGGCTTTGCACAACAAATAAAAACAGTAAATGCCACCGAGGTGCAAACTTTAATATACCCACCCGGATCGCGTTCAACTTATGAATGTGCTAATCCTTTTATTACTAGAGGTTTGACAACCGGTGCTTTAAGTTACGAAGATTGTTTAGCAAATGAGTTATATGGTTCTAAAGTCCAAGACATTGTGGATAACATTACAGGATTTAATCCAAATTGGTCTGGTCCGCCATCTTTAATAGACCCACAGCCAAACCAAATTGACAGTCCTTTAATTGGTGAAAAGTCTCCAGAATGTGAAAAAATAGAAAGCGATCTTGGAGCAAGTTGGAAAGGTTGTTTTTGGGCTGCTCCTGACTCAATAATAAGCTGCGAATGTCCTGAAATTGGAAGTAAATATCTTGATTATTTAAAATTAAGATTAAATGTTGCTACGTTTTGGAATACACCAAAAGAAACTCCAATAAAAAGAAAAAGGTTTTTGGATGCAATTACATATGGTCCAAAAGTAACTTTAGTTGTAGCTGCAGATTTAAAACTTAGACCGGGAAATGTTATTGATATTGCTGTAAATGCAATAAGCGGATATAGCACATCTACATCAACATCTAGTTTAAGCAAAAAGTATTATGTTTTATCTACAAAACATACATGTACAAACAGTGGAGTTGGAGAAACTTCCGTTACTGCCGTCGAATTGCTTTACTAAATATTAGGATGGCAACGTACAGAGATTTTAATATTTTGGGATATAAAGTTAGCACTGTAGCTTCTAAAAAAGATATAGGAGTTGTTAGTGGGTATAACTCTATTGTTCAAAAAATTGAAAATGTTTGTAAAACACAAAAGGGAGAATTGCCGTCAAGTCCTTATTTGGGGTCTAACTATTATAATCTTATTTTTGATCCAGTTAGCAATAAAAGTTTTACTGAAACAGATTTAGAAAATTATATAGAAGACGCTATAAAAGAAATAAACAATGTTAAAACTTTTATTTCGTATATTGATGATACAAAAATAATAGTAGACATTGCATTTGAAAAATCAGAGTATTTAAAACAACAAAAAATGAAATGCACAATTGAGGTCCCATTACAATGACTTTAAATTTTAAAAATTTAGATGTAGCTTCTTTAGATTACAATGATATTGTTCAATCTTTAACTACATTTTTAAAATCAGAACCGACTTTAGCAGATTTAGATTATGAAAATAAAGCCAGTGCGGTAAATATGCTTGTAAATATTTTGGCTACAGCTACTGCATACAATGGAATTTATGCCCAAATGGGTTATAAAGAATCTTTTTTAAGTACCGCTACACTTTTGCCCTCTATTGTTGGTTTAGCTTCGAACTCGTCTGTTTTACTAGAAGTTAAAAAATCAGCATCAACTACAAGAAATGTAATTGTATATGGCGCAACTTTATCAGCATATACTCCATTTCAAGCAACTAGCACAAGCGGATCGTCTTTATTGTTTTTTAACACCGAAGAACTTCCTGCAAATGCAATTGACACAATAACTTTTTACTGTGGTACGGAGGCAGTTGAATATACAAACTGGGATTTTACAACGCAATCAATGGCACTGCCGCTAACTGTAGATCCTTCTACAATTACAATGAAAACCGTAGACTCTTCTGGAAATTTGATACAGTGGGAAAAGGTTGATAAATCTAATATAGCATTAACCACCACAGGTTATTATTTTACAGTATTAAACACAGTTAACGGATATTTGGTTACATCAAATTTGCCAGAATCTTTTAATCTAACTACAGATTATACAGTTTCTTGTACGGCAGTAATATCAGATGGATCAGCTGGCAATGAAAGTACAATACAAACTAGCAATTCTTATCTAGGGTTTTTAACAATAAACACTCCGACTGGAGGTTACGATAACCTTTCTGTTGGATTGGCTAGATCAAAAGTTAATTTTGCTGCTACTGCACAACACAGGTGTGTCACATTAAATGACTTTAAAACTGCAATTCTTGCTTCTGGAATAGTTATAGCAAGTGAGTCTAATGTTACTGTAGCAAACGCAGATGAACCATCAACAATAAAAGTATATGTTGATGGTGTTACTGACACAACAATAATATCCCAACTTATGACTTATATTGCAGAAAGAGCCGTTGCGGGAATTAACGTAATTTATTCTCAATAAAAAATGATTTTATTATTTAACAAAATTCAAGTTTCTTTAGAGATAAAAATAAAACAGATGGTCGAATCTGTTCAGGCTATTCTTGGTTCTAATTTTTATAATCTTTCAGGAAATCCTTGGTTTGGCGATAAACTAACAGTTAAATCTTTATTTCCAAATTGGATTTATAAAAAAGCAGAACAAGATTCTTCAAACGTATTGATTGTCCAAATAGTAAAATCTTATCTAAGATGGCTTTTTAGTGAAGATTATGGATATGGTGGTAAAGTTGATTGGGAAAATATACAATGCCCTTTTTCTATTAAAAATAAATTTTTAGAAGCTTTAGCTGATAAATATTTTCCTTATGAAGATTTTTCTTCAACCTCAGACTTAAATGATTTGCTTCCAAATATTAAAAAATTTGCATTAAATGTTGATGAAAATTATTTTAATATAAAAGGTAGTTGTGATTCTGTAAAATATGTTTTAACTACACTTTTAAATCTTCCAATTTCACAATGCAAAGTTCAAACAGGAAGTCCTGGTTTTATGATTGTTAGGGCAAATGTTCCAGAAAAATATAAACCATTTTTAAATAGATCAGTTTATCCAGCTGGAACTTATATTATATACGAAACTCCATGATAACAAAAATTATGATGTTTGCTATGTCTATAGCCTCTCGGGGCAAAGACAATAATAAAATTGGTGATGATGTTAAAAAATTAAGATATGTTTCCTGCTTTGGTTTAGACAATCTTTCACCATGCCATATGCTGAAACAAAGCAGTAAATCAAATTTTTATTATTGTGGTGGTTGTGGTTGCGGTGACCATAAACACACATGGCTTTTGAGAGAACCAGGCGTATATTCAAAACTTGATTATCCATATTTAACTTGTCCCCTCAAAATGCCCGGGTTTACAAATTATGATCCCCACTCCCCCGAAGAAAGCATTAGCAGAAAACGAAAAGTAGAAAACATGGATCCTCAAAATATTCAAAAAGTACAACTTACAGTTTCTGTTAACAAACAAAAAGAAGAGATGTTTGATAAAATTAATAAAATAATTGAAAATTCATAAATAATTTTATGGCAGCAACAACCCGTCAAGAATTCATCGATTACTGTTTTAGATCACTTGGTGCTCCGGTTATTCAAGTAAATATAGATCCCCAACAGGCTCAAGACCGTTTAGATGAAGCGCTGGAGTATATGTATGAAAGGCATTTTGATTTTAATCAAAGAGCTTTATTTTTGTATCAAATATCTCAAAGCGATGTTGCTAACAAATATTTTGATACTACAACATTTGGAAGTGCTGTGGGCGCCCAGCCAAAATATGATCCAACAACAGGTGTTACTGGTGATTGGCCCCTTGCAACCGACATAAGAACAATCACTAAAGTCTATAGACCATCTGATGTTTCTGGTGATTATATGTTTGATCTGCGTTACCAATTGACCCTTTTTGATTTCTTTGGTCTTTATTTTAATCAAGGTGGATTAAACATTGGTCCAATGGCCAATTATATGGAATCAATGAGTTATTTGAAACTTGTAAATGATGTTTTTAATTATCCAGTTTCATACACTTATACAAGAACAACAGATAGATTAACTTTGGATATGGACAACTCTACTTTAATTCCTGGTTCATATTTATTGGTCGAAGCTTATGTGCAAATAGATCCAAACCAATATCAAAAAGTTTGGCAAGACAGAGTATTTAAAAAATACTATACAGCTCTTTTAAAGAAGCAATGGGCTCAAAATTTAATGAAATTTGCTGGAGTTCCACTACCCGGTGGGGCGCAGCTTAATGCTGCGGCAATCATGGCTGAAGCGGTAAATGAACTCAATACGATTGAAGTAATGCTGACTAAGACTCAAGAATTGCCACCTGATCCACTTATAGGATAAACTTTGAAAAACCCATACTTTCAAAATTATCAAGGTGAACAAGATTTAGTAGAAGGAATAACTATTGAAATTATTCAAGCTACTGGTGTGGATTGTTACTACATTCCAAGAGACTATCTTTCGATTGATAAAATTTTTGGTGAAGACCCTGGTTCTTATTTTGACAATGCATATGTTTTAGAAATGTATCTTCAATCATTTAAAGGCTTTGAAGGAAATGATGTAATTACTCAGTTTGGTTTGGAAATAAAAGACAAAGTAAATTTAGTTTTTGCTAGAAAAAGATTTAAGCAAGAAGTAACAGATAAAAACAGTTCAATCACAAGACCCCGCGAAGGCGATTTAATTTATTTTCCACCTTCAAAATCATTATTTGAAATAAACTTTGTAGAACACGAAAATCCTTTTTATCCACTTGGAAGATTGTATTCTTACTTTATAACAGCAGAACTCTTTACTTACAGTTACGAAAAAATGTCTACATCTATTGATGCGGTTGATGCTCTTGTATCAAATACAAGAGGGCTTTCTGGTTCCAACATCATCCCACTAAACAATGGCCTAGGCACAACAGCTGGGTCTAACGATATACTTCAAACAGAAGCCGCAGGATATACTTTCGATCCCAATAACCCTTTTGCTGAATGCGATTAAAAAATTATGTTTACGCAATTTTACAATAAAAGTTTAAGAAAAATGGTTGTGGGATTTGGCGCATTATTTAATAATGTTTATGTTAGTCATGAAAATCCAGATAATATAAACAATCCATTAAATATTCGTGTTCCGATTACTTATGCCCCACAAGAAAAATTTATTAGAAGATTGTTAGAACCATCTTCAATTAATGATAACACTAGGATAGAAACACAACTTCCTAAGATGAGTTATATCATGACAACTATAACTCCTGATGCCTCAAGAAGAAGAGTTAAAACCATGCCCATTTTTTCTTCTTCACAATCGGGCGGTCAATGTTTGTCAACGGGCGATTCAATAAACGAACAAGTTCCAGTAAATATAGGTTTTAGTTTATACGTGTATACGAGACACATAGATGATACTTTGCAAATTGTTGAACAAATAATACCTTATTTTAACCCTGATCACGTTATTGAATTAGATTTAAATGATGTTCAAGACAATGTAAAAATTCCAATTATAATGACTTCAAGCAATATAAGTGAAAGATTTGATGGTGACTTTGGTAATAGAAGAATAAACATATCATCTTTATCGTTTGTTGCGAAGAGCTATATTTACGGAAAAGTCAATACAGGCATAAGTGCCATTACAACTGCTGGATTTTCTTTTGGTGTGGAATACGATGAATAAAAATTTAACACAGTTTTTTAATTTACCAAACGAAAATGAAAAACCATCAAAAGAAATTTCTGGTGGTACATTTGATCTTGGTAATTTTCAAAAAGATTATGAACTAGTTCAATCAAATTTAAAAGATCTTATTCAAAATGGTAATGTTGCTCTGGAAAGCGCTTTAAAGGTTGCAACTGAATCAGATTCTCCAAGAGCCTTTGAAGTTGTTGCAATCTTATTAAAAACTATGGCAGATTTGAATAATAACGTTTTAGATGTGCATAAAAAAGCAAAAGCAACAACTGGAACAGATAAAACAACCGTAAAACAAACAAACAATGCTGTATTTGTTGGTTCAACCAAAGATCTTCAAAACTTGTTAAATAAAGATAGAAGCACTGAAAAAGAAGTGATTGAAGCTGAGGTTGTTAAAGATGTCCCAAAACAATAACCAGGGTTACCGAAATAATCCAAAATTAAAACCACCGGGGATTCAATTAAATTATACAGAAGAACAGTTAAAAGAATATGTTCGCTGTGCCAATGACCCTGTATATTTTTGCAAAAAATATGTAAAAGTTAAAACTCTTGATAAAGGTGTAATGCCCTTCGAATTATACGATTATCAACAAAGATTCGTCAATACAATACACGCCAACAGATTTACAATTTCAAAGTGGCCGCGCCAATCCGGTAAGTCTACTTCTGTAATTGGTTATATTTGTCATTATGTTACGTTTAATCAAAGCGTTAGCGTGGCAATTCTTGCAAACAAACTTAAAACAGCCAAAGACGAGTTGTTTGCAAAACTTCAATTGGCTTATGAAAATTTACCACAGTTTTTACAACAAGGTGTTGTGGAATGGAACAAAACATCATTTAAACTAGAAAATGGTTCTAGAGTAATATGTGATGCAACTTCTTCAAGTGCAATCCGTGGTGGTTCTTTTAATTTACTTCTTCTTGACGAATACGCATTCTTGCCTTCTCACGTAGCAGAAGAATTTTATTCGTCTACTTATCCGACTATTTCAGCGGGAACTACCACTAAACTTATTATTGTATCAACCCCAAATGGAATGAATCACTTTCACAAACTTTGGATAGATGCAAATAGACCTGAGGGGCATAAACTTAAAAATAAATTCGTACCAATAGAAGTTTCTTGGCGGGACGTTCCAATAACCCCAGGCGGACCACGAAGAGATGATAAGTGGGCAGCAGAACAAATAGCAAACACTAGCGAAGAGCAGTTTCAACAAGAATATGGTTGTAGCTTTTTAGGTTCGTCAAATACTTTAATATCTTCTACAAAGTTAAATGTTTTAGCTTCGGAACAGTTTTTGTCGGAAGATAAAGAAGGTCTGAGAATTTTTAAAGAGCCAAATAAAGATGATATCTATTTTAACATGGCAGATGTATCTAGGGGACAGGGATCAGATTATTCCGCCATAACAGTTGTCAACGGAAGTAAAACACCGTATGAAGTTGTTGCAACATACAAAAACAACACAGTTAGCCCTTTTCATTTTCCAACAGTAATAAAAAATGTTGCTGAAAAATATAATAATGCTTATGTATTAGTAGAAACAAATGATATTGGTGGGCAAGTGGCCTCTATATTATATAATGATTTAGAATATGAAAATTTATTGATGACCATTATAAAAGGTCGAAAAGGGCAAATGTTGTCCCAAGGATTTGCAAGTAACAGAAGTGAATTTGGTCTCAGGACAACAGCTCAAACAAAAAAACTAGGATGTTCTATTTTAAAAAGATTAATTGAAGAAGATAAAATTTTATTAAATGACGAAAGAATCATAAATGAATTGATGACTTTCGTATCCAGATCAAATACTTTTAAAGCGGACGAAGGTCACAATGATGACATGGTCATGACGTTAGTATTTTTTGCTTGGTTGTGTCGTCAAGAATATTATTCAGATTTAATTGAGTCTGCTAAATTAAATTTTGAAAATGCCAAAGATCCAGAAGAAGATAATACCTTGTTTATGTTAAATCCTTTTGACGACGAAGACAAATTTTCTGATGGGGAGGTAATTTGGTATCCGGCATAAATTTCTAAATAATAATATAACTAAGGTAAAACGATGCCAACGCTAAATTCATTTATTGCACCATTAATTTTTAGCAACGAACTAACAACAAATCCTCTCTATGCGGGTATGTTGGCTGGGTCAACATATGTTCAGCCAACGTTTAACGGGGCCTCTTCTGCCACTTCAAATGACCCAGGTGGTCTTTTCGGGTGGTTGATCTATGGTAGAACTCAGCTTGCAAACCCAACCAGAGGAAATACAGGCGAAACTTATCTTTTGTATACAGATTACAATTCATTTATAAACGATTTAAACCTTTTGCAGGGTGTGACTTATTGCTTAATATCCAAAACCACCGAGGGTGGTACTCATGGATTCTTCTCGTATGCAGGAACTGTAGTAACACCAAAAAATAATGGATATGATTTCATATACGCTTTAAATTATTTGGCATACGGCGGTAATCTAATAATTGCAGGCTCTACTAGTGGTCTGAAAGACTATCTAAATGAAAATACAAACGGTCTTGATTTGTTCTTGGGCCAAACCGGAAATGCTTCAAACGTATCTTTTGTAAGAGATAATGATTACATTTTTGGTGTATTTGCATCGACTTTAAATGGTGTAGGATTTACTGCTATAAATTATGACTCTTTTATGGGTCCAGCTTTTGTTCCATATAGCGAAGGTGCAACAGCATCGGATAGAATCTTTAATGTTGGTGCCCAAAGCTTCAAAGCAAGTTTTGCTACAGATAGCTTGCAGAGCGGAACAAGTTTAGAATACACAATCTCATCTGTTTCCGATGTAGCTGGGGCTTTTACTAGATCTAAAAATACAAATAGTTTGCCATTAACTGTTGCTGGTTCAAATTTTTCGACACCACTTAACACAAAAATTAACAATATTGTCAGTTGGACTGATGATAGTACAAAAAATGTGTACAAGAAAAATCGAGTTAATTTTTATACAAAAGTAGATACTGGTACATCTACAAGTTATTTCTTGGGATCTGATCTTGTTGGAGCAACTGCTGCAGCAGGATTTACATACACATCTGGAGAAAGAGTTGGTCCAGCATACTTACAAAATTACATTCAAAAAAATGTTAATGCAATTCTCTTAAAATATGTTTTCAGCTTAAATAATAGCACTACAAGATCATCGGCATCGACACAAATAGAATCATTTATATCAACAATATCAAATTATATTGATACAAATTATACACAAATTATTTGTGACACAACCAATAACACAGATAACAGTTCTACTTTAAATGCTAGCGTAACAGTAAAACCAATATTATCAACAACATCTTATACAGTAACAGTTTCAGTTTCTGGATCATAAAATAAATGAGTAATTCAATTACAGCATTTAAAACTGCCTTTGGTGGTGGAACAAGAGCCAACAGATTTGAAGTTGTAGGTGCCTTTCCAACTACCGTTGGTGGTTCTGCTACGGGGATAAGTGTTCCGGCAAATGAAACTAAATTTAAAATATTTGCTGCAAGTTTACCAAAAGCCGAGTTAGGAACGATTCAAGTCCCATATCGTGGCAGACTATTAAATTTTGCTGGTGATCGGGCTTATGGTTTTTGGACTGTATCCGTATACGATGATAATAATACACAAAATTTATGGAAAGCTTTTAATAAGTGGAAAGAACTTTTAGACGGTCACGTAACTCACACTGTTGCTGGTAGCGATTTTGATTATGGCGACTTGCAAGTTGACTGGACTGTAAATCAACTTGGATTAAATGGTAGCCCTTCGGCTAGCATACCGCCCATTAGAACTATTAAGCTAATTAATTGTTGGCCAAGTCAAATAAGTGCGTTGGACTTAGATATGGCAAAAGCCGATCAATGTGTTTTTAGCGTTGTTTTAACTTTTGATTGGTTTGAAATTGTAAAGGGTATTTAACCATGACAATACATATCAATGATTTTAAAACAGCATTCGGTGGTGGAACAAGACAAAATAGATTTGTTGTAACTGGTAATTTTCCTTATGGAGAGGTACAGGGAGGTGGTCCTTCTTCTGTGAGTAAATTTCATATAAGAGCTACGCAAATGCCAGCTTTGTCAACGTTAACAATGGAATATAATTATTTTGGTCGTAAAGGGTATTATCCTGGAGAAAAACAATATCCAGCGTGGAGCGTTGCTGTCATAGACGATACTCCAGAACTTTATGATATGTGGAAAAAGTTTAGCTATTGGCATAATCAAATAAACCAACACAGCAACAATATTTCAGATTCATTTAAAAATTATAAAGCTGATTCGTGGACAGTTCAACAATTAAATTTGAATGGCGAAATAGACCCTTCATTAAAAACATTTGAAATGTTTGGTGTATGGCCCAGAGCTATAATGGACGTAAATTTAAATATGGCCACCCCAAATACGTTAAATCAATTTACTGTTGTTTTGGTTTTTGACTACATTAAACTTTATTCCGGCGCTTATAACGCTGGAAACAGGTTAACAGCCGAACCATAATAAAGTCGTTCTAAATACATATATGGAAATTGAACTATTTGGATTTGAGTTTGGAAAGAAAAAAACCGCAGATCAAAACCAAGAAGAGGTTTTACAAAAGTTTTCAGTACCAGAAACTTTCGATGGTACCGTAACTGTTGAAGCTGGTGGCTTTTTTAGTAGCGCAATTGATTATACTGGAACTTTAAAAGACGAATCTAGTTCCGTAATACAGTATAGAAATATGGCTGTATATCCAGAAATTGATAATGCAATTGAAGAAATTGTTAATTCTGCGATTGTCAAAGGAACTGAAAAACGTCCAGTTAAAATGGATTTGAGAGAAGTTCCAATATCCGAAGCAATCAAAACTAAAATTTATAAAGAATTTGATAAAATTGTAAGTCTATTAGATTTTCAAGATCGTGGTTATGAAATTTTTAGAAGATGGTATATTGATTCAAAACTTTTTTATAATATTGTCATAGATAAAGACAATCCTCAAGAAGGCATCAAAGAAATATTACCAATTGATCCGATGAAAATTAAAAAGGTTCGTAAAGTAAAAAAAGAACCACAAAAAGGTTTTCATCAACCAGTTTCTTTGATCAAAGAAATTGAAGAATATTATCTTTATACTGATTCCGATAAAGATTCCTATCTTTTGACTGGACCTGGTGGTTTACACCTTTCTTTGGACAGCGTTGTTTACGTTCCATCTGGTGTAATTGACATGAACACCAAGCGCGTCTTGGGATATCTGCACAAAGCCATAAGGTCATTAAACATGCTAAGACAACTAGAAGATGCTCTTCTAGTTTACCGCGTAGCTCGCGCACCAGAACGCAGAGTATTTTATGTTGACGTGGGACAATTGCCAAAACAAAAAGCTGAACAGTATATGCGTGATATGATGAGTCGATTTAGAAATCGAATCATCTATAATCAAAACAGTGGTGAAATTCGTGATGAAAGAAATCATCTTTCTGTTTTGGAAGATTATTGGCTTCCAAGAAGAGAAGGTTCACAAGGAACACAAATTACTACATTGCCGGGTGGCAATGCTATGTCCCAAATTGAGGACGTTGATTACTTTAAAAAGAAACTTTATAATTCTTTAAACGTTCCATTGAGTCGTTTAGTAGCAGATCAAACCGGATTTAATATGGGAAGATCTGTGGAAATTACCAGAGAAGAAGTAAAATTTTATAAATTTATTGAGAGACTGAGAACACATTTTTCTAAGTTATTCTATGACTTTTTACGTGTACAATTGCTTCTACGTGGAGTAATAACAGAAGATGATTGGACTGTTCTCAAAGAACATATTAAGTTTGTATACAATACCGATAATTATTTCTGGGATTTAAAAGAATCAGAAATTTTAGCTGAAAGAATTAAGATGCTATCTATTGTAGAACCTTATGTTGGTAAGTATTTCTCTTCAGAGTTTATTAGAAGAAAGATTCTAAAACAAACTGATGAAGATATTCAAGAAATAGATCAACAAATGAAGGTTGATATTGAAAAAATGAGACAAGAGCAAATGCAACAAATAATGGCACAGCAGATGCAAGCTCAAACTGAAGGGCAACAACAATGAATGAACTTTCATCCCTAATATTAAAACAAGGCATTAAAGATCTTTTATTAGAGGAAGATTTGGCTTTTAAAAAGAGTCTTACCGATTGTTTATCTTTAAAATTAAATTATGCTCTTTCAGAAGTAAATGAGCAGCTACACAATAATTTTTTCAATAAAACAGAAACTACTGAATCAAATGAAGATTTAAATTATTTTATAGAATTTGTTGAAAAATATGATTTAAAATTTAATAATCGTTTAAAATTGAAGAATGAAACTTATATAAATATTAGTGAATCTGATTTAAAAGCTTTAACAGGGCTTTTTAATTCATTATCACCAAAAAATAGAAAATTTATGTTGGAAGAAATATTACAAACTCCGCATAAATTAAAAAACCACTTAGAGTTTTATAGAAACGCACAAACTATCTACAAGTGAGAAAAAATGGAAAATAAAGTAAACAACCTAGTAAAAAATGTATTGGAAGAAAACATTGTTCAATTTAAAGAAAATGCTTCTAAAGAATTATACAAAAAGCTATCAGATCGTTTAAAAAATGAATATGCAAATGTTGCAAAAAATGTTTTTAAAAGTGTAAATGAAGTCGCTAATCCAAATTTTACAGCTTTAACAGATACTGGTGAAGGAGAAATTAGTGCTGCTATGGGCAGTCCAACCTATGATTGGCCAGATCCACCTTATTACGGACCAGATCCTGATAACTATTCAGCCCCACCAGGAATAAGAGATTTTTTCCCTCATCCACTTAGCCCAACTAATCCACCAAAATCATCTGACTATCCAGATGATAAAGAAGGATATAAAAGAGCTAGAGAAGCTTGGGATAGAGCCAAGCAAAGGTGGGATTATTATTCTAAAAAACACGCTCAATATGTACACAATAAAAAATTTCCAAAGAAAAAACCAGGATCAGATGACACCGGACCAGGCCGCTAAAGGAAAACAATGAAACTAATTACAGAATTAACTGAAGATATTAAATACGTCAAAGAAAATGTCGGAAATGGCGATAAACATTATTTTATCGAAGGTGTATTTATGCAATCTGACGTTAAAAACCGCAATGGAAGAATCTATCCAAAAAATACCTTATTAAAAGAATGCAAAAGGTATATTAACGAATATGTTGCTAAAGGTCGTGCAATGGGTGAATTAAACCACCCAACAGGTCCTACTGTAAATCTTGATAGAGTCTCGCACATTGTAAAAGAACTATATGAAGATGGCAGAAATGTCTACGGTAAGGCTAAAGTTCTTGATACGCCAATGGGCAAAATTGTAAAAAACCTTATTGATGAGGGTGCCCAACTTGGTGTATCTACAAGAGGTATGGGTTCGCTAAAATCAAAAAATGGTTATCAAGAAGTTCAAGAAGATTTTATGTTAGCTGCAATCGATATTGTAGCTGACCCTTCTGCACCAAATGCTTTTGTCAACGGAATAATGGAAGGCCGTGAATGGATTTTTGAAAATGGTATTTGGTCTGAACGACAATTAGATTCTGCAAGAAAAATTATTAAAAAATCTGGTTCAAAAAACCTAGAAAAAAACATTGTAAAAGTTTTTGAACAATATTTTAGGAATATCTAATGCCATTATTTGATCCCCACACCAATAAAATTTTATTAGAAGCTGCTAGTAAACCACCCAGAGTAAAAAGAAGATATGGTTTAGTTGGCAAACCAGCAAGAACTTTAAGTTCTTCCGGACCTTCTAGAATTACTGCTGGTGGTGGTGGCTCTGGTGTAGGTATCACAGGTGGTTCTTCAAGAGCATCCATGTCAACTCCTTGGGCAGGAACACCCGCTGCTCCCGGAACAGCAATGCCATCTGGCTCTGATATTGTATCACAGGGATATTGGGGAAATGTTGCAGCCAATGCTGACTCTGTTTTAAATCATTATCTTGGTTGGGTTCCAGATCCATTAATTAAGTCTGGTGCAAAACAATTAATTAAAACTGAATTGGCTGCAAGATATTTGGGTGGTATGGCTCCCACGACAGGATTAGTTGCTTCTTTGGGTGCTGCGGGACCAGCTGCTTCTGCAGCCATAAGAGGAACCACAGCAATTGCAAGTATGTTGGGATTAAGCCCAACTGTAGCTGGTATGGCTGGCGTTCCAACAGGAAGATTTGGTAGACTTGGTATAGAAGTTTCTGCTAAGTTACCACAATTGGCCATGATGGGAATAGATCCACTAGATTGGGCTACAAAAGCATTTGGTGCTCAATCTGCACTATCACATATGGCAAATATTGGTTCTCAGACAGCTGCCGCTGCTGTTGGAGCAGGTGGCTATCTTGAGAGAGGCAAAAGAAAAGGAATATATTAAAAAATATAAATAATTAAAGTTTGAAGGATAAAATAATGAATAATCTAAACCCACAATTTATGCAAGGACAATTCCCAGTAAATGGTGATGCTCGTACCCCAGATGGAAAAGGTACTTACATCCCAAGACCTGTTGTTAAGGCTAATAATTTAGCTAAGGCACAAGTACCAACTCCAGCAGCAGCCGCTGCAGGTGCTTTTCCTTCTTCGATGAATACTGCCGATTACGGAACCTCACAAAGAGAAAACGTTGTTGGTTATGAAGCTGAAGAAGAAGAAGATGAGGAAGAAACCGAAAACGAAACACCCGATGTAACTGAAGTAGAAGAAAGCAATTCTGAGCAATTTAGAAATGCTTTAATTTCATTACTAGGTGAAAGTGTTTCTGGTGAAACTATTTCACAACTTCATGCAATTTTTGAAGCAGCGGTAACAGAAAAAACAAACAATAAAGTAAACAAAATTGTCAATCAATTAGACGAAAACGTTGCTTCTTATCTTGAGAATGTGACAACAACTCTAGTTGAAAAAGTTGACGATTACCTTGATTACGTTGTCGAAGAATGGATGCAAGACAACAATATTGCCGTTGAACAAGGAATCAAAACTCAAATCGCTGAAAACTTTATCACTGGTTTGAAGAATCTTTTTGAAAATCACTACATTGATGTTCCAAATGAAAAGTATAACGCTTTAGATGAGCTTTATGCACAAAATAGAAATTTGGAAAATTCTTTAAACGCCACAATTAACGAAAATCTCAACATCAAGAAACAACTTATGTTGAACGAGTGTGCAACCATCTTTGTTGCTGAAACTAGAGATTTGGCTGACACTCAAGTTGCAAAACTTCAATCATTGATGGAAAACGTCTCTTTTGAAAATGTTGGCGAATATCAAGCAAAATTACTTGGAATTAAGAATAATTACCTTACTTCTCAAGCAAATTTTGTAAGACCAGCTCCACTTCAAAGAGCAAAACCAATTAATGAAGAAATGACATTTTCTGCAGTAAGACCAATGGAATCTTCCACCGTAGAAAATTACGCTAATGTAATCGGAAAACTTAACAAAAAAGTATAAAAATAACAAATTATAAATAATTTTACTTAGGAGATATTTAACAAATGAACTTTCAAGACAATACCCCATATGATATTTTAACAGAGAAGTGGAATCCCGTGCTTGATCACGGCGCTCTTCCAAACATCTCTGATGACTACCGTAAGAAGGTCACAGCTGTCCTTCTTGAGAACCAAGAACAATCTCTTCGTTCTCAGTACCTCACCGAAACCGATGGTTTGATGAACTCTGCAAACTTGGGCATGCCAACCAGCTTCACCAATAACGGTGGAGTTGCAGGTTATGACCCAGTTCTCATCAGCTTAGTTCGTCGTGCAATGCCAAACTTGATGGCCTATGATGTTTGCGGCGTCCAACCAATGACCGCCCCAACCGGACTCATCTTTGCAATGCGCGCTAACTATGGTGGATTCCAATACGGCAATACCACTTCATATACCGAAGCCATGTTCCAAGAAGCAATTCCTGGATTCGGTGGTTCTGGTTATACACTCGGTTCAACCGAGAAGGGTATCTGCGGATTCTTTGGTCTCTGCGGTTCATGCGGAAACAGCGCATTTAACAACCCAGTTTACCTCAGAAACAACGCCACTGCAGCTCAATTCAGCTCATTCCGTGGTATGTTGACTGCTAACGGTGAAGGTTTGGGTAGCGGAACTTCTAATCCTTACAGCCAATTTAACCAAATGGCCTTCTCAATTGACCGCGTTGCCGTCCAAGCTCGTACTCGCGCTCTAAGCAGCAACTACACAATTGAATTGGCACAAGACCTCAAGGCTGTTCACGGTCTAGATGCAGAAGCCGAACTCGCAAACCTCCTCAGCACAGAAATTCTTGCTGAAATCAACCGCGAAATCGTCAGAACCATCTATTATGTTGCTCGTAGAGGAACTGTCCAAAACGATATCACCTCTGCTGGTATATACGATCTTAACCAAGACTCTGACGGTCGTTGGTCTGCCGAAAGATTCCGTGGCCTCACTTTCCAAATTGAACGTGAATGCAACGCAATTGCCAAGGAAACCCGTCGTGGTAAAGGTAACTTCGTCATCGTTGACAGCGATACTGCTGCTGCTCTAGCCATGTCTGGCTTCATGAGCCTCAGCCCCGGCATCGCACCACAACTCAATGTTGATGATACCCAAAGCACCTTTGCTGGATTGCTAAATGGAAAAGTCCGCGTATATATCGATCCTTACACCCCACTCGGCGTAAACTTCTTCTGCGCTGGTTATAAGGGCGAGTCTCCATATGACGCTGGTCTCTTCTACTGCCCATACGTTCCTCTCCAAATGGTCCGTGCAGTAGATCCAAATACTTTCCAACCAAGAATTGGATTCAAGACCCGTTACGGCGTAGTTGCTAACCCATACGTCCTAAACGGAACCACACCAGACGGTGAAGCTCTCACTCAAGGTATCAACCAATACTACCGCCTAACTCAAGTCAATAACCTCCACGGTATGACCCAAGGTTAATAGGTAAGTAAAGAGACGAATAAACCCCTCCCGAGAAATCGGGAGGGGTTTTTCTTTGCATAAATATTTTATATGAATGGTTTTAAAAAATATTTAATCGAATCTGAAATGGAATTCAGTTTGGCTCCCGGTCAATCGGTGGCGGGAACAAATTATGATTGGGATCCAAATTATAGAAACATTCAATTGGGATCTTCATTAAATCCTTTGACAACTGGTGAAGCACAAAGTCCCTTAGATGTAAATCGCAGCATGCTTTGGTTTTTTAATTTTAATTTGTCAGATACTCTTCCGCAAAATCATCCACATTATCAACAATGGATACAATGGTTAAATCAATGGGTTTTTCTTGCGCGAAATTGGAATTATATTCCAGAGACCACTAGAATGATAACATATGCTGATTTGTATAGAAGATATACTGAAGGAAACACTACTCCACCTTATGGTCCTGTAGGATATCATAGAGGCTGGCAAGAAATTATAAATTATCGTTGGCCAGAATTTTTAGCAACTCGTTATAATAAAGATATGACTGGAAGTTGTATTTACCAATTTCCAAATACTTCCGGAAATAGTCCTTGTTACTATGGTAGCGGAACACCCTCTCAATAAAAATGACAACTAATCCTTGCCAAAGTAATACTAATAATCTTTACGCAAACTATTTTAGTTTTAAAATTGAGCGTGGTAGCGATCCTCTTGAGTTAATGGTTCAAAAGGCAAATCTTCCTGGTATTACCGTACCAGATCAAGCACAACCAACAATATTTGGTACAACAGTTCCAGTTCCAACAATGACGGTCCAATATGAACCTCTAGTTGTTGAGTTTATGGTAGACAGCGATCTTGCCAACTGGAAAATTATTTATTCTTGGATGAGAGATATTACAAATATTCAAGATGCAACCAGTTACGATTTAACATATCAACGCTGGCATTACAGTGGTGCTTTAATATTGCATCCAACTATTGGTTGTGATACTCCCAATCCAGTATTAACAGTAAAATTTGCAAATTTAATTCCTGTAAGATTGTCGGGATTAATTTTTCAATCTGATACTGCAGATGCTCCTATTATAAAAGCATCTGCAACATTTAAATATTCTTATTATGAGCTTACTCCGGATGCTCCTACAGAACTTGGTGGAAGCTACGGAACTTAATTACATATAATCCATAGGGTTGTCTGACCAGCTTTTAGGATCTTCTGGTGGGTTCTCTGGTTTATATGGCATTTTAGTGGACTCAGGTTTCATTATAGAGCGTTTCTTCTTCTTAGATGGGGGCTCAGGCTCTTCTTCTATGGTGCCCGTCCTAGAGGATTCTGGCTCTTCTTCGTCTTCGTCGCCTACATCTTCGTCGCCTACATCTTCACCCAGATCAGCTAAAATTTCTACACCCTCATAGGTGTCCATAAGGTCATTTACAAAATTTACAAAATCTTCATTTGTAAATAAGTCATTTAAAAGTTGTAAACCCGTATCAACATCGACCATGCCTTCTGGCATACTATTTTGAATAGATTTTGGATCGGTTTGAACAGTCATAAAATAAATTTCATACATTTTTTCTAATTCTGCAGAAGGCTGCGCTACGAATACAATTGCAGATTTGTTTAGTGATATTTCAAATGATTTAGTGGAAGCAGCATAATTAGTCAGTTTAACAAATTCAATGGGATTTCCTTTTGAATCTTTTCCCATATAATTTTCTAATTTAGCTGGAAACTTAATTGCTATTTTGTCGGGCATTGAATCGCTAACTAGACCTGCGATTTCTTCTCCTGTTAGGAGCTTAACAACTCTTAATATGCCCGAGAATGAATTCTCAGGAAGCGAATCGGACATAGGAATGTCCTCCCTTCCCTATTATTTATCTTTTGGTAGTTCCATCGACACTATCTTGTAATCAAACTTTTCTTTCTTGTATATCTTTATACGTTCTTCAAAATGTTTGAATACATGATTTTTATACGACTTGGTGCAAAGATCATCTACAATGTCAAAAACTTTGAGTGTCTTCTTGTGTGCTGATACACGTAAGCCTCTTCCGATGCTTTGCAGCAAACGAATTACAGACTTAGTAGGTGACGCAAAAATGATATTGTCAAGATTAACAATGTTGATGCCAGCACTAGTAGTGCCATAACTGGCCACAAGGATTGCGTTTTTTTCCGTGTCGATGACACGACGGATGTATTCTCTTGCGTCTGCATCCGTTTTTCCGTAGATAAGATATACTTTTCTATCGCCAGCCGCTGCCTTAATGAGAGAGTGCAAGGGCTTTCCTTGTCCTTCAACGTAGTTGAAGAGGACGAGGGTGTTTCCTTTGGTGTTAAGTGCGAGGTCTCTGATGAACTCATTACGCCTATCATTACTTATAAGCCACTTTATTTCGTCTGGGTATCTTTGCTTCTTAAGCAACTCTTTTTCAGCTTCAGTGTACTTCAACAGTATGGCATCGATTCCGAGGGTGGCAAGTAATCCCTTATTCATGAGGTTCTTGGTCTGTATGAACTGTATGGCTGGTCCCAAGATGCCTTCGATGCTTAGACGATGTGCTTGCGCTTGATCAAGGGTTCCGGTTGTTCCGATTCGAAACCAAGCCTTTGACATCTTTTGGCCAATCATGTTTATCGACTCGGCCTTGGCTTGATGGCATTCATCAAAGATCACTGCATCAAACTTATCAAACCACTCTCTGGGAAGTTTATAAACAGATTGCCAAGTAGAAACTATGATTGACTTATTTGTTTCTTTCTCTGCCCCTGAACTAATCTTGTGTACTGATTTTCTGCAATTCCACTTGGGATCATTCTTTGAATAGTCAAAAAAGTCAGACTCCATCTGGTTTACAAGTCCCACCGTAGGTACCAGAATCAATATTTTTCTGTCTGGCTTTATTACGGAT